ACGCAGTTTTAAGAGCGCCTCTAACATCTGTGGCAATTGTTGATGCTGGCATTAGCCCACCATAGTTTCAACATCAAGATAAGGGCCGAGTAAGCCAGTTACTTTGGCAAGTAAATTCTTAGATAGGCGGTAAGGGGTAACTGCAAAATCTACGCCTTCGATTGATCCACCAGCGGCGGTTCTGGATTGAAAGATTTCAACGGATATAGCCAGAATAGCAGCTTCAGCATTGGGGTTTCCGACATAGGTCGATAATCCAGATAGCGCAGCGTTTCCTGCTGGGATGATATTTTTTTCCAATATGTCTGCATTGGTAATTGCGACTGTAAATACATAATCTGAAATTTCGTCATCGGTTACTGTGTGAGTGCCATTAAAAGGAGCTCCGCAGCCAGTAATAATTACGGATTGGCCTTCTGTAAATTCTTGAATTGTTGCAGTTTCAAAGTAAGCAACATTATTTTCTAGCTTTACTTTGTTTATCTTGCTTTGGAAAGTAACTAGCATTGGAAGAACCAAATTCTCCGAAGCATCAACTATATCGCCAAGATAAGCATCTGAATATAGGGATGACGAAACGCCAAGAATTGTCCTAAGCTCTGTGGCCGTAACTATCGTTGGCATTTCGTCATCCTTTCAAGCAGTTAGGTGAGCGGCCAGCTCGGGAGCGGACTGGCCCTCACTATTAGGGGTTTTACTATGCGTTGTCGTTCGAGGTGTATCCACCAGGAAGCTTTGGAGCTACTGCTGCATAGCCGTAATACATTACGGAGATTTGACCAGATGCAATCACATTGGTCTGAAGTGTTAAACGAGGGCTTTCGTAGAAAGTAAGAGCATCAGGATTAATAACATAGATTGATCCATCGCCAGTTCCAGAAAGTGAGCGAGAAACATAAAGGTCAAGACCTGCAACATTTCCGCGAATTGAAAGTGGTGAAAGTGCGCCACCAGCATTTTGAGGATTTGAAGCAATGTAAATCGGACGACCATTGTCGTTCAATCCCATAATTTCAGCCCATACATCTGGAGAAACTACAACATTGCGCGCAAAGCCAAGTGATCCTGTGTAGCAATTCTTTGCAGCATTAGCAAAGAAAGCAAGATAGTTAGCAGCTGTTGCGCCAGCCTTAGCGGTTGAAGCAGTTGCTGTTGCAGAAGCGCGAGTTACTGCGTAAGCGTCAGTTGCCTTTGCGTATGCGAACTCCATTTGACGAACAAGCTCAGAAAAGAAAGCAGGTGAACTCCGGTCGATTAGTTCGACGCTTACTGTCTGCTGTCCAGCAAACTTCTTGACATCTACGGAAATATAAGCAGTTCCCATATCTGTCTCAGATGGTGCGCCTTCTTCATTTGTCAAAGCCACAGTTGGGGCGGTATTGATGCGAGGCAGCTCGAAGGTCATTCCGCTAGCCGCTAGGGTTTCGCGAGAAAGAGCATCGATAAATCCGCGATCACCATTAGCAACACCATTAATTAATGTGGTGCTTTGTGGTGTTGGAATAAAACCTGCGTTGTCAGTTGTGTTATCTGCAGCGCGTAGATAAGAGCGAGCATCGTCATCGCCAAGAGCGGCGCGGATGCTGTTTTCAAGATACTTCGCCTTTGTAAATTCAAGGCGAGGAGTTGTGTAGAAAGCTGGCTTTGGAGCTGCAGCTTCTACTTTGGCTGCTTCTACCGCTTCTTCAACGGCAGGAGCAGGAGCGGTAGTGTCAGACACTTGGTCTCCTTCGGTTGGTTTGTCTGAATCAGCGGTTGCCAAATCAGAATCTTCTTTAGGTGCTTCATTTTCGGACGCTGCAACGACTTCAGCAACTCTGGCTGAATCAATGGCGGGATCTGTAACAAGGCTGACCTCATCGAGAGTAGCTGAAGTAATCTGCATTACGCCCTTGTTATTTGTCCATTCATTTATTTGAGCGCCTACGCTAAATCCATCGCGTAATCCTTCAGTTGCTTCAACTAGGGCATCTTCTCCAGCCATAGTGTTAGCAATCTTAAAAGTCGCTTCAATTCCAGAGCTTGTTACATTGTGAGAAACCATTTTGCCAATTGGTCTAGTGCGGTCGTGCTCCAAAAGCAACTTAACTGGCTTAATCTCAATGCTATCTTTTGCAAATACTGTTGGGCCTACTGAGGTGTTGCCCTGCTCATCCCAACTGACGATGGTCCCAGTTATGGTCCTCTTAATTGTGTCGGCAGCGGTAACTGCCATTGGCATATTAACCTTCATTTGGTATTAGGTCCTCTTCTCGCTGAATCTGCTCAACGCTCATCGCGCCGATGCGGTTTAAGATTTCATAAACTTGCGCTCTTTCCAAAGCGTTGCCGCGCAAGAAATCGTCCAACATAAATCTGGTCATAACTGGATTTGGGACGAAATCTGGGAGTGAGAGTCTTTCCTCAATCGCTTTAAGTATTGGGCGAAGTGAGAAATCTACTAATGAGCGCCGCTCGGACACAGCGTTTGAGTAAGTCATCGAAGTCGTTTCGGCGCTCAAGAAGTAGGCAGGTATTCCACAGGCCCGAGCTAATTCTAGTGCTACATATTGACGCGCTTCTGCAAGTTGCATTGTTTTAGGATCAAAACCAAATTGTTGTAAGTCAATATCAGCATTGAGAAATGCCGTATTGCGCGACTGGCGCGCAGTTTTCCAAGCAGCTAGCAAAGATGAAATTCTTTCGGCAGTTAAATTAGTTCCATTTGATTTTAGAACCATCATTGGAGAAGGCTCTTTGGCATAATTAACTGCTGCGTTCTCAAGATAAACTGCTGCGGTAATTGTTTTACCAGCTCTGTGTAGCAATCCCTCATCTGGGCCATCGAATCGAATGATTGAGCCAACGCCATTCATTGGCACTTGGTAACCATCAACTCGATAACCAGTAATTTCTGTATTAATTGAATTTGTTTCAACAGTTACTCTGTCTGGACTAACGCGAGTCCAAGCTCTTACTCTGCCGCCATCTGTGGCCGAATACATTTCTTGAACGATTCCATAGCCGACCCCATATAGCCAAATATCTTCGGCCAACCAGTTGTAAATAACAAATCCTGCAACTCTTGGGTCAGGTTGATTAATAACGCGGTGCGGATCTACATATTGTCCAGTTATGCGGTTAAAAGTTGTTAAAGGTAATGAGCCAATAGTTCCGCAGATAATATTTCTAGCGCGAGCTACTGACGGGACGGACATCGCTATTGCGCGAGTAGTGCTAGTTGCCCCACCTAAAATATTATAAATTTGGTCTTGAATTTGAACTGGGGTTAATGCAGCTTGGACATCAATAGCCGATTTTTTTGCTTCGACTGTTGGAAATAGGAAATCTCTTATAGCACCCATTGATTACATTGTAAGCGAGCGGACTTACATTATTTGAATATCTACGCCACTTTCAGCCATCGTTGCATAGTGTGTCGCTAAGGCCGAGGCAATTGCTCCGCAAATTGTGGTATTACTGACTTTGCGACCCATTACCCATCCGCCATCACCATAAGGGAGTTTGACGGCGGACAAGCATTGTTTGGTCAGCTCTTCCTGTCCCGAGTGAGCTAACCGCTGAGATGAGATTGCTCCCAATAATTCATCGCAGCTTTGGGCATAATCAAGACCATCTATGGGCTCAACCCTTATACCAGCTGGCGCTAACCTAGCTGCTACCGCTGACGCAGTTCTGGCTGAATAGGCAACCAGTTGAACTGGATATTTTCTAACCCATTCGGCTACATCATTAGCCATTGCTTTATCATCCAGATTGGCTGGGTTATGCCAAGTTTGAAGCAATATCACTTGGAACTTATCGCCTTCGAGTCTTTGGCTTGCAACTAGCGCCGCTTCCTTTCGGCTAGGGCTTAAATCAATAGCCAGCCAAGTATCTGCTTCAGGGTTGAGTCGAAGTCCCTCAACTTTGCAACTTTCCCATTGAGACGGATTAATTACTGGGTTTATTGTATCCACCCATTGAGTTAATACCTCTGTGCGTACAATATCCTCTGGGTCATTTAAGACTGCTCGAATATTGTCTGGATGAATTGTCAAACCAAGTGAAGGATTGGCTTGGCATACTCCCATCCAAAAGGCTGGCGAATTATCAAATTTAATATCCCTAGGGGCTGAATACTCGAACCAACCAATATCATCACTGCCTCCATAAATAGCAGCGTAAGCTCTTTCCCTTAATCTATTTAGAACAATTGAGTGTTGATCTCCAGCTGAAGTATAAATAAAGGTTTGAGGATTTGGACTAGCCATTTGGGTATATCTCAAAGCCGACCAGACATCATCGTCCTTAAAGTCTCTTACTTCGTCCATATGGACGCAATTTGGAGCAGCTATGCCTCGACCTGCTGAGTTATTGGCCCTGACGATATATCGGCGGCCTTCAGTAAATTGGAGTTCTTGAAATCCTTTACTTTCCAGCTTCTTAGTAAATTCAGCAGCCAGCCTTGGATTCTGTTCAATAATTCCATAAATCTTATAAAAAAGTTCTGCTGAGGTAGTTAGTTTATGAGCCGTATGAACTTGCAATTTCTCTTTTAGGACATAGATTCTAAATAAAATATTAAGCGCCATAAAGGTTGATTTGCCATTCTGTCGGCCAACTAATAAGCAGACAATTGGGTGAGCCCATCGGCCGTCAGGTTTGTATTTCAGAGAGTGATGAGCAAGCCATTGCTGCCAAGGCATCAGCTCAAAGCCGATTTCTTCGCAAAACTTAATCATTTGCTCGCCATAAGAAGGCAAATCATTGAGTTTTGTGTGAATACGCGGTTCTGGAACACCCCTTATAGTCGATTCGTCCCGAACTCGGACAATCTCACCCAATTCAGCCAGAGATAGTTCTTTCATTCCGAATAGTGCCTAGCCGAGCCATTTTCAGGGAAAATCTTCCCAATGGGGGTCGATGTTCTCCCT